CTGTGCGTGTTATTTGGGGACCTGGAAGAGCATTTCCTTCCACTGATGTTGGCCCGAGCTAAGGAAATATAAAATGGAATTAGTAATTAAATTAGACAATAATAGAAAACCTATTGGAAATCCGATATTATTAAGTAATCTTAAAAAAACTATACCTGATTTTGATATAAATGTCTTACCGGTTGACTATGCTAGATTTAATCGCGTAGAAAAACCTGTTATTGGGGTTTACGAAAAAAATCTAAGATCAGAATTTATTATGAGACCCGATGGCGTAGTTCACGAAGTCTGGTATAAAGATCAAATGACATCTGAGGAAATACAAGAAAAACAAAATCAAGCCAAGGCATTTTGGGCAGAACATGGATTTGCTTCATGGACGTTTGATGAGGAAACTTGTAGTTTTATCCCTCCAGTGCCGCTGCCAGAATCGAAAAAGTTTCGTGTATGGGACGAAGAAACTACTAGCTGGGTTTTGCAAGAAACTTTAGATAACTATCCGGCTTCATTTAATGATTCTGTACCTATAAAGAGATACTTTGGAATTATTGCAGCAGAACAAAATAATGGCTCGGCTGATAGTTGACATATAAATAAACTACGTATATAATTAAAATAATAATCGGAGTAATTAATGGCACTCAACACATACATTGTTGAAGGCGGCATTGGTAAATGCATGTCCTTTACTGCACTTTTACCAAAACTAGTTGAACGTGCAGGAGAACCTGTTCAAGTAGTAACACCTTATATAGACATTTTTGCAAACAACCCGCTAGTAAAAATGTGCTACGACGAAAGTTCAATTCCCTTAGACGATCCACGTATTCAAGCCAGCGATAATATTTACTATTGCGAACCATACAAAAGTAACTTTGTTAAGGGTAACGACCATCTATTAAAATCATACAGTTACTTGTTAGGTATTGACTATGATGTCAATATTAGACCTGCTATGTATACTGACCATTTAAAAGAGGCTGCAGCAGAATGGCTAAAGCAAGTGGGTATAACCGGACCTTATATTATGGTCCAGTTTAGCGGCGGTCAAACACCTATTGGCTGGGGTCCGCAAAATCAATATATAAGCAGTAACGCTGGTAGAAATTATCCTGCTTACTTTGCTCAAGGAATTGTAGATGCATTGCGTAAAGAATATCCTGACCATGCAATTATTGATGCAACACTTCCCAATGAGCCGGGATATGTAGGAACAATCAAATGCGATCAAACCTATCCACTACTACACGAATTATTAAAAAGTGCAAAAGGTTTTATTGGTATTGATAGTTGCTTACAACATTTTGCAGCAAGTACAGGAACGCCAGGCGTAGTAATTTGGGGTAATACACGCTGGACACAGTTTGGCTGGATGCACCATAAAAATATGAGTTTCCATGATAAAAACAAGTATAACACTTATTACAAAATGGACATTAATGATCCTAGAAACTTGTTGGTAGACCCCAGTGATGTACTAACGACATACATAAACAATGTGCATGGTCGCAAAGTACTTGTAAATGAAATACAGCCTGCACACAAAAAATGATTGTAAATGTACCTATCAGTGTTGGCGAGTTGATTGATAAAATAACAATTTTAAAAATCAAAAAAGAAAAAATTGCCAACAAGAAAAAGCTTAAAAACATAAAAAAGGAATTGCAGTTCTTAGAACAAGTAGTAAACGAATTGCAATTACCTGATATTTCCGATTTAGAAACTCAATTAACTGAAGTAAATCGTGTTCTATGGGAAGTAGAAGACGACATCAGAATTAAAGAAAAAAATTTAGAATTTGATGCCAGATTTATTGCATTAGCAAGAAATGTTTATAAAACAAATGACCAGCGCAGTAAAATTAAATATGATATTAATTTACTTGTTGGTAGCGAATTAGTAGAAGAAAAATCATATGAATAAACGTATTCATTTTATTAGTGGAATGCCTAGAAGCGGTAGTACATTATTATCTACAATATTAAATCAAAATCCAAAATTTAGTGCAAACATAAGTGATCCATTATATGATTTTATAGTTTCAGTGATATCAGCTGTTAATACAAATGTTGGTATGTCGGATGTAGTCGACAATCCTAGACTTGTAGAACTAATAAAAGATTTATTTCAAGCATATTATAAAAATGATAATGAAGTTTGTTTTAACACAAACAGATCGTGGACAGCTAATTCCGATCTTTTAAAAACAATTTACCCCGACTTTAAAATGATTGTGTGTGTTCGAAGTGTTCCGTGGATACTAGATAGCTTTGAGAATTTGCATAGAAAAAATCCATTAACTGTGAAACCACTGTACGATCACCAAATGCTTGCTAGTGTATACGAACGTAGTCATGCACTTATGGGAATGTATCCTAATGTGGCAGGCAGAGTCAAAGGACCATTGGACTTTGTCAAGCAAGCAATTCATAGCAACGAACGAGATCAAATGTTGTTTGTACAATATGATGCGCTAGCCACTGTTCCTGCTAAAGTAATGCCAATGATATATGACTTTTTGGGCGAAGAATATTTTGAACATGACTTTTCCAACGTTGAAGCTACATACGACAATTATGACAACAGTGCCAAAATAGAAGGCTTGCATACTGTTAGAAAAGAAGTTAAAATAAAAGAAAGAGATTCAATTTTACCTAAGGATTTATTTGAACATTACTTGCAAGAAGATAGTTGGATGGCAGATACTAGTATTGTAGATAAGTTAAAATTTATTAGACTAGGAAATTCATAATATGAGTAAAGTAGTGCTAGTTACCGGGGGGTTTGATCCTTTACACAGCGGACATATAGCATATTTTAAAGCAGCACGAGAATTAGGAGATCACTTAGTGGTCGGTCTTAACAGCGATGCTTGGCTCGCTCGCAAAAAAGGTCGTCCGTTTATGCCCATTGAAGAACGAGTTGCTATTGTAAAAGAACTAGCATGTGTTGACGAAGTTATTACATTTAACGATGACGACAACACGGCATGTCTTGCTATTGGCTATGTTCTTCAAACTAAAGCTAGTAAATGGAAACTCGTATTTGCAAACGGCGGCGATAGAACCAATACTACTACACCAGAATACGAAGCATGGGGTAATCATCCCGATGTAACATTTGCATTCGGTGTAGGCGGCGAAGATAAGAAAAATTCTAGCAGCTGGATACTAGATGAATGGAAAACACAAAAAACAATTCGCGATTGGGGTTACTGGCGTGTACTAGATGACAAACAACCACATGTTGGACAAAAAGTAAAAGAACTAGTAATCGAACCTGGATGTAGTTTAAGCAATCAACGACATAAACATCGTAATGAACATTGGTACGTACTTGAAGGGACTGTACAAATAGATTTAGAGTATACAGACGGTTCTAAACAAATACAAATGTTATCAGAACACACATCCTTTGTTATACCACAAGATGTATGGCATAAAACAACAAATATCAGCAAAAACAAAGCACATATAGTAGAAATACAATACGGAAGTCGTTGTATAGAAGAAGATATTGAAAGAAAATGAAATTAGCAATAATTGATACATTGGGGTTAACTTACGATGGCAGCACACTATCTAAACGTGGATTGGGTGGTAGTGAAAGTGCAGTAATATGCATTGCGAGAGAACTAGTTAAACTAGGCATTGAAGTAGATGTTTACAATAGTTGTATAGACAGCGAAGCAACACCTGGAGTATATGACGGTGTTAAGTATATTGACCACACTCAAATTGATAACGCTGTAAAGTATGACATAGTAATTAGCAGCAGAAGTGTTTATCCGTTTTTCGCTAATAGTCATCATCAATTTGCAAACAGTGCCAAACACAAAATATTGTGGATGCATGATACGTTTTGCGAAGGCGACGAACATATAGAGCCTATGTTGCAAGGCGGATTTATCAATGAAGTGTTTACGCTCAGTGATTTTCATACAAACTATGTTACTAATAATAATCATGGTAGCAGAAAACGTATGTACGAAATTATCAAAGACAAATTTTGGCAAACTCGTAACGGTGCAAACACATGGATCGACGAAGTTGATGTAACACAAAAAGACCGCAATCATTTTGTATATAATGCTAGTGTTACCAAAGGTCTGCTACCGCTATTAGAGTTCGTTTGGCCTGAAGTAAAGAAGCGTATACCTGCTGCACACTTAACAGTAATTGGCGGGTATTATAGATTCAGAGAAGGTGCACAGCCCGACGCACAAGAACAACAGCTAAACAAACTGATCGACGATCCAAAGTTTGAAACGCTGGATGTTAAATTTACCCGTGTGATACCTCAATTTGAAATAGCAGAAATTTTAAGTAATGCAGGGTTCATGATTTACCCAACAGCATTTCCCGAAACTTTTGGCATTAGTACACTTGAAAGTTTGCTTTATAGAACTCCGGTTATTACTAATACGTTTGGTGCGCTCGAAGAAACCGCAGTGAATCTTGCTTGTTACAAAGTGCCTTATCCTACTGAACCTAATAGTTTATTTCCTCACATAGATAAACAAAAGCAAGTACAGCAATTTGTAGAACAAGTAGTTCGTGCTCACAGCGATACTTATTTGTGGCAACAAAAACAATACTACTGCGATGTAGTCAAAGATATTGCAGGTTGGGATACAGTTGCACTTCAGTGGAAACAGCATCTGTACAACATAACCGGAAACTTTTTAAGTGTTGATGAATACAGAGCAGCTCGTCGAATAAACGACAAAGTGTCTAGAATATTTGGAAGAAGAATCAACAACAAAGAACAAAACGTTTATACCAGTTATGGAAAACAAAATCGTTTTGTTATTGTTTCTCCATTTTGGAATGCTGAGAATTATATTGAAAAGTGTATTAAAAGTGTAGCATCTCAAGATTATGAAAACTATCATCACATACTAATAGATGATTTAAGCGATGACAATGGGTGGAACCGAGCTAAAGATTTAATCGAAACTTTTCCAGAAGAAATTAAAGAAAAGTTTACGCTTATTAAAAATCCTAAAAATAGAGGTGCTATTAAAAATCAATTATCTGCAATTAAAGATTATGCTGCAGATGATGATATTATTATGTTATTAGACGGAGACGATTGGTTAGTTAATAATAATTCTATATTTCATTATTACAACGATATCTATAATCGAGGATATGAATTTACATATGGTTCAATGTGGAGTATAGCAGATAATATTCCATTAATAGCACAAGATTATCCTAAAAATGTTAAAAATACTAGAAGTTATCGTAATTGTAAATTTACATGGAATTTACCGTATACTCATTTTAGAACATTTAAGGCACAGTTACTAAACAATATCAATGACAATGTTTTTAAAGATTCTAACAACGAATGGATGCGAGCAGGAGCAGATGTACCGCTGTTTTACAATCTAATAGAAGCAGCAGATCCTGCAAAAGTTTATTGTAATAAAGAAATCGTATACAACTATAATGATGCTAATCCGTTAAACGATTATAAAGTAAGAGCCGATGAACAAAACTCAAATGCTAAACTTTCTATGTCGTCAAACAAATTAGAAAACAAACCTGAGGCTAAAAAACTAAAAGTGAAAAATAAAAAAATATTAATTGCTATTCCTACAAACAAATATATTGAGCCAGAAACATTTAGAGCAATTTATAATTTAGATGTTCCTGAGGGTTATGATACAGAGTTTCAATTCTTTTACGGATATCAAATTGATCAAATTAGAAACTTAATTGCGGAATGGGCAAAGCATTATGATTATTTGTTAAGTGTTGACAGCGATATTGTTTTACCTAAAGATGCACTTAAAAAAATGTTAGCAGCCGATAAAGACGTTATTAGCGGTTTGTACATACAACGTATACCTGGGACACAAGTAGTTGAAATCTACCAAGATAATCCAACTGGCGGTGTAAACAATATTCCCTATCGCGTTTTAGAAAATCAAGGCACAGTGCAAGTAGCAGCATGTGGATTCGGTGCTGTCTTAGTAAAAGGTGAAGTTTTTAGAAAGATGGCTTATCCTCACTTTATGTACAAAAGTGCAATTAAACACAGTGATACGATAAGTGAAGATGTGTATTTTTGTAAAAAAGCACGGGAAGCTGGATTTACAGTATGGGCCGACACAAGTATCAAATGTGAACACATTGGACAGCAAGTGTTTAGTTTAGAAACTTTCGAAGAAAAAAGTTTACGACACATTGCCAATCAAGATTTGTTACCCAACACACACAAAGAGTATTTAAAGTCGATGAATATTTCTCCTAGTGTTGTATATGATATTGGTGCATGTGTAATGCATTGGACCAAAGAAGCGGAAAAAATTTGGCCTACAGCAGAATATTATATGTTTGATGCAGTCGACGAACTAGACTTTTTGTACAAAGAAACAAATCACATGTATCATTTTGGACCTTTGACTGACCAAGACAATAAACCGTTGAAATTTTATAAAGACGTAACAAACGCAGGCGGAAACAGTTACTACAAAGAAAACAGTGTTCATTACAATGAAACACATGCAGTGCCACTTACAGGCATGACACTGGATACTGTTGTGAAAAATAACAACTGGCCCTTACCGGATTTAATTAAAATAGACGTACAAGGTGCGGAAATTGATGTACTAAAAGGTGCCGCAAATACACTAGCAAAATGCAAAGACATTATTTTAGAAGCACAACATACAAACTACAATGAAGGTGCGCCTAAAGCAGACGAAGTAATAGAATTTATGAAGTCTATCGGGTTTAAACTAGTGAGTAGTTTTAGTAAAAATGCAAACGATGCAGATTATCATTTTACAAAAGATTAAAATGTTTCTAACCAATTTGGCAAATCAAGTTTTCCTTGTTGTCTTTCCCAAATACTTGAAATTTTATCGACCATTTCTTTTTTATTAAGCACTAATTTTGCACCACGGTGTAATGGTTTAGGCCAAGCGCCTAATCTGACCCAAGCATATCCTGCACTTTCTCCGTTAGTTACGGGAATAAATTCTTCAAAAACTGTTACGCAAAAAGTGTGATATGTAAAATTACCGTCGTCACTTAAAAAAGTGTGTATAGGATATACTTTTTCAATGTCGGGCAGCGGGCCCATTTCTTCCTTACATTCTCTAAGTAGTGTTTCTATTGGGCGTTCATTTTTCTCACTCTTACCGCCCCAAAAACTCCAGGTCAATGGATGGGTTGTTGTTTCGCTACGTTGTTGCAGCATTATGCGTCCAGTATCAAGTGATAAAAAACAACATCCACTAGCAGTAATCATTATAGATATAATCTCCAGAAGCCAGCGTTATATGTACCTTCGTAAGCATTAATCCATTGGCTTCCTGTCCATTTTAATTTATCTAATGTGTATAAGTTCGTAGTGTAATGAACAGATGAAGTATTGTTACTTGCGTCAAATGTAATATTCCATGTTGTTCCATTGTATTCGATTATATCATTTTCACTAGCAGCGGTTCCTGACCATGCACTGCCATTTGGTATAGCATTTAACAACAAGTATCGTTGTCCACTAGTTGCTGGATCAAGCGTTCCATCACCGGGATAATTATTCTGAGGATCAATTATTTTAGTAACAGGATCTTGGGTGTTAGCTGGCACAGTATCACCGTCGAGTACAACATTTAATAGAGAATCGTCTGTTGTGCTTTTAGATAGTGTACCTACAATGTCCATTGATGTGTCGCTTGGATCGTCTGTTTGCTTTAATCTTATCTGACTTATACCATCTCGAAGTTCGCCAAAACTTTCTAACAATGTTTGCCATATTAATGGATTACCGTCATTGTCAGTTGTGCCTCCTCGTCGATTTAAAATTTTTGCTGTTGCATTTCCCGAATCATCAACTGCAAATCGCATTTTATAATTTTCTAATGTTACAATACTATAACTTGTAAACAGAGGATTTAAATTGTTTATATCGTCGACTGATTCAATTAATCTAGCCGAAGCGGTAGGAACAGTGTGTATATTTGTTAATATAGTATGAATCATACTGTTCTTTTGAACTTTGGCTGGCGGGTTAATTAATATAGGCAATTCAAAATTTAGTGTGCTAATATCAATTATATCATCTACCCCTTGTGGTATTATTCTATTACTCCATTGAGTGTTTACTAGTTCAACTACGCTAAGTGTACTCCAGTCCAATGGATTATTGTTGGTGTGAATGTTTAAACTAGGATTAAACAATACAAGTATTTGTTCTAGCAGTTGTAATTTTTGTTCAGTATTGCTTGTCCAGACGTCTACTTGCATACTTAATTTATAAGGCACTGGTTGATGCCTAGTTATAGTATAAACATTACCTTGTTCGTTTTCATATGATCTAGTTTTATCATTGTATTTCTTTTCAATTACCGGTAACTTTTCTTCGAATTGCGGATATGTTCTGTTTTGCGGATCTATTTGTAATCCGCTGATATAACAACTTATAAATGGTGTAGTGTTTATTACGTTTTCGCTATTTTGCTTTTGAATATGAGCTACCATTCTGCTCATATCTCCATACCTGACCGGAACAGTTCGATAAACTACATTTCCTTCGCTGTCGTGACTTACAGCGACTTGAAACCCAGCAAATAATCTTATAAATTGCTGGATATATTTTCTAATTTGTTTATCGTAAAAATACGGTACTGCGGTTATATTTGACATAATTGTATTTACTCTAAGTTGTGTTTATGGTAAAAGGATTTAGTACGCCGTATTTAGAATATAACAACCTATTATTAGAATCCATTATACTTGTAGTAAACGCTCTGTAATCGTTATCGAAACCAGTTTCGTAAATTACTGATTTAGAATCATTGAATATTTTTGTTTGCATTTCTGCAGGTGTTAAGTCTGGCATGCTTTCCAAGTACAGTGCACAAATCCCAGCAACTTGTGGTGCTGCCATACTTGTTCCGCTGATATTCATTATTTTGTAGTTTGAATCGTCTGGGTAATTTAACGCTGAAAATTTAGACGTATTGTAGTTTACACTACATGTACTTTGAATTGCGGTACCTGGCGCCCAAACGTTAACAGCTGGTCCTTTTTTACTAGATCCTGCAGTTCTTTCTTTATAAGTGCCATCTAATATTGTACTACTATCTATATTACCTACAATAAAAGCTCTAGAGCTATACGGAGAACTAGGTCTATGATAGTAGCGTGTGAAACCGTCAAATATTGCATAGTTGTTATAATCCACACCGCCGGATACGTCTGCTTTATAATAATCATTACCTGCAGCAATACAAATGTGTATTCCATCGTCGATCATGTCTTCAATTTCAGCATCAACACTTGCAACTTGTGCAGGTAAGCGTCTAAAACCATCGCCAAATTTTACAACAATCCCGTAATTATCCCATAATTGAATATCAGTTTCACTAGAATATGTCCATGGTGTTCCTCTATAAACACCGCTAGTGGGAGTAGAAGAATGTGTTCCCAAATATCCCCAACTCATATTAACTACTGTTGGTCTTCCGTTTGTTTTGGCTAGATGCCATAAACGTATTGCGTCAAATGCATTCGAAATACTAATACCGTTGCCTGGATCTAGTGTGCCTTCTAACCCGGCCAGTTTTTGACTATAAATGTGTGCACCTTTAGCCCAACCATATGTTTTGCCCGCAGTTATACCTGCGCAGTGTGTGCCATGACCATCATAATCTAAGTAAAAAAATGCATCTTGCGAACCACTGATTCCGCTTGCCGAATACCAATTGATTGCTTGGAATCTACTCACACCGTTTTCATCTAACCATTCTGGATGATCTTGATCTACTCCGCTGTCTTGTATTACTATATCAACACCTTTGCCGCTGAGTGCATATAAGTAATCGCCTGCAGTAGTGACAGAATTAGCATATACGTTTGTTTCTTCTATACAACGTCTGAGTCCCCAATTAACATTTGTTGCAGTACTATTATTACCTCTATAAAATGTACCAGTTTGATTTGCGGTTAAACCGATAGTAATATCTGTTCTCTGTTCGGGCGGAATTTCAACAGCACGTACACGCGGATCATTTCGTAATGCTTCTGCTTCTTCATCTGTAAGCATAAAGTGTGTTTGAATTTTAGATCCCAGTCTGGGATTAGCAATGTCAACACTTCGATTGGGTATAACACCGTCGCCATCGGATGCTCTGATTTCGTTTTCTAACGCTATTAGATTTTCTCTACTAGTAGCAATAACTGTATATTCACGTTCCATGCATTATATCCTTACGGCTGTATTAAACTATAACTAAGTGGTACTTCTGTTGCAGTAAATTGGAACCCCCAAAAAAGTTCAAAATTTACATTTCCTGATACGTTAGAGCTAAAGGCACCATTGTTTGTTCCATTACTTAATCTATATTCTACAGTATCACCTGCACTAACATCTTCTTGTGTTCCAGCAGTGTTGTAAAAGTCTACAAAACTATGGTTAAAGTGATCATCGGCACCTTTTACAATAAATGCGCTCCATGTTAGCCAACTTCCTCCGTTAACTCTGCGTTCGACGTATATCGGTCCAGTGCCTGCACTTGTTCCGGATGTAACACCGCTTATATTAATACGTGTTCCTTGTGCATTGTTGCCTGCTGTTAATGATACAACAATATCTGTTCCGTTAACACTAAACGGTCCATTTGCAATACTAACAGCATCGTGTGCACTATAACCCAATTGGTAAGCAATACCACTATTGTTGTATGATGGAAGACCATTGACAGTAGTACCTGTAAAGTCTACTGTAGTAACACCTGTTAAATCTAGTGTATCAGCATTTAGATTAATATCATCTGTTGCTGTAATGTTAACACTTGCTGCACTTGTAAATGCCAAGTTACCAGAGCCAACACTTGATAAGTTGGTAATTGTAAGTGTGCCTGTTGAAGTAATGTCGTTAAACGTTACATCGTCTGTTGTATCAAGTGACTGGTCATATGATGCACCGCCGCTTTGTGCTACCCAATCATAATCGCTTCCATTCCAACTTAGTACTTGACCGCCGGTTGCTGTACTTGTATTTAGGTGTGTATCTACATCGCTGTCGTTATAAGAAGTAACACTCAAACCTGTAATAGTAGCATTTGTAAAATCAATACCTGAACCAGAACCAAAAGATAAAGTTGAGTTATTTGATATTTCGAAGTCGGTTTGTGCATATGTAATAGTAGAAGTCATTGCAAGATTGTTTACTTTTGCAAATGCTGTTCTTCCACCTAAATACAAACTCCCGCCGATCGGGCCATGTATTTCTCTTGCATAAAAATTATTAGTATCAACATTTACATCTGTATTCACTGGGAAGTTTGTTCCCGTTGATGTTATACTAAAATGTGTAGTTTCTGTTGCACCACTTTTATATACCATGCTCAAACTTGAACCATCAGGTGTAGAAATTATCGATGGAGAAAAGTTTTGGATAGTAGCACCGTCGAATAAAACTGTGTTATTTTGTAAGTCGATTGTATTGCCTGTTCCAAAATCAACAACATCGGCTGCCACTGATAGTTCATAACTAGGATCTAAGAAAGTATATGTAAACGGGCTGTCTGTTAAATTATTCAATGATACACTTGCAGCCGCGCCTGGTGTTCCGTAACTAATTTCACCTGTAGTGGTATCATAATACAACGCATTTGCAGTTACACCTGATCTAATAGGTTTTACATAAAATGCTTCTTGAGCTGTACTGTTCAAATCTGTGTTTGTTGCATTTAAAATAATACTTTTTTGATGTTGATTTAGTCTACCTGCATAACGACCGATAGCAACACTATTATCGCCTTGACCTTCGCCGCCAGCAAGTGCGCCGATTGCAATTGCGCCGCTGCCTTGGTTATTTTGTGCAGCAAATGCACCAATAGCAACAGTGTACGTATCGTCGTTGGTTATGTTGTTTCTACCGGCATTATATCCTACGCTTACTGCATAACTGTCTGCTGCAGCATCATAACCGATTGCAACACCATATCCGTCTGTGTTTGCACTACGTCCGATTGCGATTCCGTATGCACCGATATTAGTAGCATCAACTCCAAGTGCAACAGAATTACTGTTTAGATTTAAGCCGCTTGTTGTTAACCCGCCAACACTTAGTACATTAGTAGTATTCGAACCACGGTCAGTAACAGTATCTAACGTATCCTGTTCTGCTGTTAAAAAACCTAAACCAGACAAGTTGATAGTATTACCATTGCTAATTGAAAGATCAGTTCCTGCTACACTTAGTGTTTGATACGTGTTAATGTACCCGCTGTCGTTGTTAAATTCGCTTATGTTAGTGGGCACTACCGGTACAATAGGCGATAAATTTACGCTGTTCCCTGAACTGATAGCGAGCTGTGTGCCAACTAATGTTAGCGTTTGGTTGTCGTTATCTACTGTATTTTCTAGTGTATTGATACGACTATCTAACTCTACAAAATTATTATCTAATTCTGTGTGTGTTAGTGGTATGCCTTTTGCATTTCTTAGCGTAATTGCCATTGCTTTTTCCTTACTCTACATATCCATCTTCGACATAAATCGGTTGTACAAAGTTCGTTGTATTGATATTACTGTCGGGACGTGGAGTTATAACTTCACTTAGTGGTTGTTGTTCGCTAAATTCAACATCATCTACTACAGTTGTTCGATCTGTATTAAAGATATATCCGCTAGCATTATATGTTCTGTCGCTCCATGTTTTGTCTGTTACGTTATCATACAGTCTGTGCCATTTACTGCCTCTTCTAACAAACAAACGAGCCGGTTCAAAATCAGTTCTTATAAAATGTTCACCTTCTTGTGGATTAGTAGGAAATGCTGTTCCTGCGTCCAATGTTTCTCCGTAAGAATACGTATCTGTTTTGTTGACCATACCCCCGCTGGTAGGGAAGTTATATTCGTACAGATGGTCTACCAATCGAGTACCGTCGGGGTCTTCTAGTCCTGCTGCTTCGACTATTGCGTCGCTGATGTTAAATTCACTTTTATATGTACTGATATTGTTTACTAAACTATTTTTGTCGCTGTGTTTTCCTAAAATATCTTGATATTCTTGGCTGTCACTAATCGGCGATAGTTTAACTCTCCAAATATGTGGATACCATGTTGGACTATAACCTTCTGCACCTCTGTTAGCATCATTTACTACATAATATTTCATTATAGGACCGTGTTTCGAATCTAACGCAAATTCTTCTCTGAGGTGCGGCAGTTCTAATACATCGCCGGGTAATAATTTTCTTCCGAGTATTTCGATCATTTCGTTCATATGAAATGTCATATAAAACATATCGTTACTTAAAAATAAACCGAACTGTGTTAAATCGAAATCGTTGTCACTTACATTATAAACACCACGTAAATCATAAATATCAGGATCGTATTTTCTGTCTCTGTTTTCTAAAAATAGTAAATCTTGAATTTTCGTTTCGTTTATAATACCATCTACGTTTATAAATTCACCGGTTAGAGGGTCTTGTTCTCTACCATCAATATAATTTGGCTGAGTGGGATCATTTTTGTCTGGTGTTACTGCAGGACCAACATACTTGTGCACGTTAACTCCTGTGCCTCCAACTAAAAATTGTTCACGAATCTGGCGATCCATAAACTTATAATCATTTGTTTTAGTCGGTTTCCAAAGTGTTAATCGTGGCATATGTATATTTATCGGTTGACAACAGATGTTTACTCGTGTATGATAAGTAAGGATTGATAGGAGATCGTAATGGCTAAGACACTCACACCTCGTAAAAAGAAAACAGTCCGTGCTACACGCCGTACTACTGGCATGGCAGCAATACCTACTAATAAATGGGCAGACGCAAAATATTATGTACATTATGAAGTAGAAAGCCGCGAGTGGGGAAATGCTGTTAAAGCATATATCAAGAAAAACCTAGATAAGCCAAAACAAACTGCAATCAACAAACTTCCAGAATGGAAAATCAGTGCGTATAGTCACTGGGCTGCAACAGCACAACTATTAGAAATTAAACCAGAGATTGTTCCACAAGTATACATAGACGGGTTTAAAAAGTTTTTGGACAAGCTTGTAGACGAAGGCAAAGTAATAGTTGCTATTAACAAAACAAACGACAATAAAAAGAAAAACGTTTATGTTCCTTCTATCCAAGAACGACTGATGGAAGCTGCAGAAGAAAAAACTGCTGAGCTAGATGAATGGGTTGACGACTTTTTGCGTGATCCTAAAAAGAATACGCTCAAAGACAAAATGCCTCTGGAAAGTTTCCGTAAACACGAAGTAAATCTGGGACACACCCGGTGGATCACCAAGTGGTATGAAGGCCCGCTTACTGAACTTGAAGAATTGGTCAATCTTCCTTCAAAAAATCTAACAGACTTGGAACAGCAACTCAAAGAAGGTTACGATCATCTTACCAAAGCACAGCAAAAAGAACTGTATGAATTCCACGTGCGTATTTTCCAAGCAATGGAAATTCTCCGGGCAGAAAAAAAGCAAACTCGTGTAGTTCGTAAGCCTAAACAAAAAAGTGCACAGGATCTCATTAAAAAGCTAAAGTTTAAAGCTAGCGATCCTGATATGGGAATTGCAAGCGTAGCACCTGCGGATATTATAGGTGCTACTGCACTAGTGGTATTTAATTGCAAAAATCGAAAGCTTGGTGTTTACTACGCAGAAGAATATCAAACCTTCAGCGTTAAAGGTACTACCTTGCAACATTTCGACGAAGCTAAGAGTGTACAAAAGACTATTCGTAAACCACAAGATATTTTGCCAAATTGGAAAAAAATTACCAAACACAAACTCGATTCACTATTTGGATTTCTTAAAACAACCGAAACAAAACTCAACGGGCGCTTTAACGAGGATACCATAATCCTTAAGGTATTCAAATAAATACTTTTATGAGAATTTACGAAGTAGTTGAAGCAAGGTTAGAACCTGATCACAATTTTATGGCACAGGTCGAACTGTTAGTCGACGAAAGCCTTGCCGAGTATCATGACTTTTTAGAAGACAACAACGACAAGGATGACATTGACGAACTAGAAGAAATCCTAAACAGTAATAATGTCGACGAGTTGCCAATAGAATTTGTTACCGATCATAGCAATCGACGTAACCCCGACGAATGGATTAGTGCTGCTGCCGACTGGAGTGAAGAAGAAGGCAAGTTTATAACAATCTACTTACATGCTACTAACCTCGAAGGCAGATATGGGCCAAAAACATTCAAAAATATACTAATGCGTATGATCGGACACGAAACAATACACTGGGGTCAGTACGATAAAATGGGAGCAGATGTTCTTAACAACTATCAAAGCGGTCACCAAAAAGGAGTTGCACTAAAATCAAAAACCGGAAATGAACGGGATTGGATGCGCAGTTATTTAAGGGACCCTCATGAGTTAATGGCATATGGACATGATTTAGCACAAGAGATTGTAGACAACACAGACAATCCGGAAGAAACACTTCGCAACCCGGAGCGTTTTAAAGACCAACTACCCGTTTACCAAAGATTCAGAGAAATATTCCCTCCAAACAGCAAACAAATTAAGCAGTTATTGAAGTATACTGCAGACTACTTTAAGCGATAAATATTAGTATGGCAAAATATGATGAACTTGTAAAAGAAATTGAACTTCGTTTAGGTGGGCAAATGGTCGATGTCGAACTCGATC